CACGACGTGGACACCCCCGAGGAAGTGATCGACATGCATGGGATCGCGATCCAGCGCGAACCCGAGGAGGACGACGGCGATGCCTGACACGAACGGCCACACCCTCACGCCCGACCCCGGTCTGCTGCGCCAGTTCGCCGCCGCCACGGCGCGCACGCTGCGCGAGGCTTTCGCGCCCTGGCATCTCGCGCCACGCCGCAACCTGGCGCACATCCTGGGCTATAAGCCGGAGCTGGAGTACGCCGACTACAAAGCGTGCTACGAGCGCCGCGACCTGGCGCATCGCCTGATCCGCGCCTACCCCGAGGCGACCTGGAGCCAGCCGCCGACGGTGCAGGAAGATGATCAAGACGACGTCGAGACGCCCTTCGAGGTCGCCTGGCAGGCGCTGGTCATGCGTCTGGGCGTCTATGCCCGGCTGGTGCGCACCGACGTGCTCGCCAACCTGGGGCAGTACAGTGTGCTGCTCATCGGCCTGCGCGGGCAGCCCGACCTGGCAGCGCCGGCTCGGGCCGTGCGCAGTCCGGACGACGTGCTCTTTCTCGCGCCGTACAGTGAGGAGTTTGCCGAGATCGAGGCTTTCGAGACCAACCCGGCCTCGCCGCTCTTTGGCCAGCCGTCCGTGTACAAGGTCAATTTCAACCGCAGCACGACGTCTTCGAGTCGCACGTTGCCGCGCAAGATCGGGTTCGTGCACGCCAGCCGCGTGCTGCACGTCGCCGAAGACTGCCTCGACGACGACGTGTACGGCATTCCGCGGCTCAAGCCCGTGTTTGACCGCCTGGAGGACTTGCTGAAGGTGGTGGGGGGCTCTGCAGAGTTCTTCTGGCGTGGGGCAAGTCGCTTAATCGGCTTAGAGGGCCGTGATGATTATCAACTCCAGCCCGGGGACGAGGAGGTCTTCAAGCAGGCCATCGAGGAGTTTCAGTTCCGCTTGAAAGATTACCTCCGCGTTGAAGGCGCCACGATCAAGGAGCTGAGCGGTCAGGCCGCGAGCCCGCGCGATCACTTCGACGTGCTGATTGACCTGATCGCCGGGACCACGGGCATTCCCAAGCGCATCCTCACCGGGTCTGAGAGGGGGCAATTAGCTTCCGAACAGGACCAAGAGGCGTGGTTGCAACGGGTGAGCCGCCGTCAGACGACGTTTGCGGAACAGAGCCTGCTCAGGCCGCTGATTGACCGGCTGCTGCTGCTGGGGGCCCTCCCTGCGCCGGCGCAGCCGTACAGCGTCGTCTGGGAGAACTTATTTGCACTCAGTTCGGCCAAACAAGCCGAGGTGGCGCAGCACATTGCCACTGCCCTCAATCAATACGCGCCAGGCATGGCAGAAACCGTCGTGCCGCCGGAAGAGTTCAGGAATGTATACTTAGGATTAAGTCCTGAGTCAGACTATACTCTCCCGGACGCGCTCCCGGATGACGAGGACCTCTAGCCTATGCCCCTCACCATCCTTGTCGCCGCGCGTCCTGCGCAACGCCGCTTCGTCGACACGCCGTCGCGCGTGGAATCCTGGCAGCTCCTGCACCGTGAGGCCGACCGGGCCTACCCGCAGCTCCGCACGCTCTGGCAGGTGGCGTTCAGTGATTACCAGGCGGACCTCGACACGGACGCCATGCGCGCCGCGCTGCGCAGCGGCAACCTGCTCGACGTCGAGCGCCTGATCGCTCCGGCCTGGCGCAGCGTGAGTGAGGCCGTGCGGCTGCCGCTGCAACTGCTCCTGCGCGAGACCGCCAGCCGTAGTGCGGAGGCGGTGCTCCCGGCGACAGAGGCCACGCTCGGGGCCGAGATCGCCGTGCAGTTCGGGCGGGTCGTCCCCGAAGCCCTCACCGCCATCGAGACCTACGCCGGGACCCAGATCGTCGGCATTGGCGAGACGACGCTGAAGAACGTGCGCGCGGTGATCCGGAGCGGGTTCGAGGACGGTCGCAGCATGACCCAGATGATGCGGGATCTCGAAGCGTTCGTCGGCCTGACGCCGCGCCAGACGGAGGCGATCGAGACGCTGCGCCAGCGGCTGCTCGATGCCGGCAAGACACGGGCGCAGGCGCAAGCGCAGGTGGACCGGGCCGCCCGGCGGGCGCTGCAGCTCCGGGTGGAGAACATTGCACGAACAGAAAGCATGTACGCATCGAACTATGGAGCGTATGCGTTGCTTACCCAGGCGGACCGTAGCGGTAGTCTTGATCCAGAGCGAGTGAAAAGACACTGGATTGTGTCACCAGATGAAAGATTATGTGCTCAATGTCAGTCTACGAGAAGCCAAAACGCTGCTGGCGTGGGGCTCTATGAGCCCTTTCAGACGCCTCTAGGGCCTGTGATGTTTCCTCCCTTACATCCTCAGTGTCGATGTACAACTAGTACTAGTATTATCACTTAAATTTGGATATAATGTTGATAGGTCTAGCTGGACGCAGCAAAAAGGCGCTTTCCGAGACGCCCTGGCCTATCAACTCTCTCGGAAACACTATCGGAGGTGTTATGTCGAAGTCTCGTCCATGTGCGCAGTGTGGTACCACCTTTGTTGTCCCCTCCTCTAAACTCACCCAACGTTATTGTTCGCGTATCTGTTTCTGTCTTTCTCGACGGAAAGTTCTCACACTTACCTGTCAACAATGTCACAAACAATTTGAGAAACAGGCATCAGATAGAAAGATATTTTGCAGTCGTGCATGTAGTGGTAAAAATCTCACTAGAAGAAAAGACTGTGTCTGTCAGTATTGTCAGAAAGTTTTTCAGATAAGACCTGCTATCTCTGCTCAGTTTTGTGGCAAGGCATGTTCCGATAAAGCAAAGATTGGCACAGCAGCATGGAACAAAAAGATTTATGTTGTGATTCTATGTGCCATATGTGAGAAACCATTTGAGGTGGCAAGAGGCAGGCAAGATGAAGCACGCTATTGCTCTCGTGCATGCATGGGGAAAGGGAAGAGACTTGTCCGTGGTCTTGAGCATCACCTCTTTATTCCAGCGGCACATATCACACAACGCTGCGCAGCCTGTGGGCAATTGTTTCGTGTCAAGCGAGCCAAGGTCCTCATGGGCGAAGGCCGCTTTTGCTCACGGCAATGCGTGGGCGCGTATTGTACAGGCAAGCAACAAGGCCGACCGTCCTCTCTTGAAGTGCGCGTTGCGGATGCCTTGCGCCAGCGCGGCGAATCGTTCTTTGCGCAAATGCCTCTAGGACCGTGGACCGTCGATTTCTTTTTGCCTCGGCTTGGACTGGTATTAGAATGCGATGGTGACTATTGGCATGCAAGGCCGGAAGTCCAAAAACGCGACCGGCAGAAGGATGGATGGATGCGCAGGAACAACTATCCTCTCGTGCGTATACGAGAATCCGCTATCCGTCACGATGTGGCACGGGCCTTAGAAGAGGGACTTGCGCGCTATGTCTGACCATACTGCAGGCCTGCTCGCGCTGCTCGCGCGCCATGGTGTCACACGCGACGTGCTCGAATTGTGGGTGCATATCCTGGAGAGCCAGGCCAATGGCTCTGTCACCTTTCATCACGCCGGTGGGCATCTGGGCAAATGTGACATTGTGCTCACGGGCAAGGCAACGGCCTTGAGTGCCTGTAAGAACTTGACAAAAGTGTTGGCTCATTCCATAGTTGTCGCAACTCGCCACTCCGAGGAGTGAGCGCAGGCCTCTAGAACGCACTAAGCCTGGTTGATCGAGATGGTCTCGATTGGCCGGGCTTTTTTTTATGGATGCACCCGCATGCCACGCACGACACGGCGCCTCACCATCCAGACTGCCCTGACCGTCCCCCCCGCGCGTCTCACCCTGCACAACCGCGAATATCTGACTGCTCCCGCCGTTTTAATTGTGGAAGGCGTGCTCAATGGTGCCTACATTCCCGGCAGCGAACTCATCGCTCCTGACTGGAACAACGTGCCCGTCGTGCTGAACCACCCGCTCGATGCGCATGGCGTGCCCATGAGCGCGCGCACCCCCGAGGTCCTCGCTCACGCAGGCGTCGGGCATCTCTACCGTGCACGCCTTGGGACTGGCCAACGTCAAGGGCATACGGTCACGAGCTTGCAGGCGGAACTCTGGCTTGACGTGGCGCAGGTGCAGGCCGTCGGTGGCGAAGCGGTGCAGGCCATGACCATGCTCGAAGCGCAGACGCCCCTCGAGATCTCCAC